GTCCGCTCGTCATGCGCAGCAGCCGAGACGCAGCCTCTCGCAGCGCCTTGGCTCCAGCCGCATGTTCTACGTATGCATCCCGGCTGTGCCCACTTTCAAGCACAATCCGCGACGCCTCGCTCAGCCTGTCGTCCGCCATGCCCTCCAGCATGTCCAGCACGGCCGAGAACCCGTCCGTCCGGCCCATCGCCGCAATGGCCCGCTCACCCCGCTCACGCCAGTCTTGGCGCGACTCTTCGGGGTGGGCTTCGAGGTGGAACGGCCAGTGCTCGTTCATGACGTCAGCGTCCTAGCGCGGTTCACTTCCATCTCGGCCTGCGCCGCATTCTGCTTAATGCGGGTCAGGCCCTTGTGCGGACTGTTGCGCTGCATCTCCTTGATCAGCGCCAAGGCCTCGGCCGGCTCAAGCCCCACGTTCTGTTCGAGCTTCTCGGCCAACTGAGCCAATTGACGGCTGAACTCAGCCTGGGCCTCCATCTGCTGCAGCATCTGCTGCTGCTCTTGCGGGCTCCGCTCGCGGATGAACGCGCGGGCCAGCACCGGGTCGATGTTCGACGCGATGTACCGGAGCAACCCCTCGGGGTGCGTCTCGAATTCCAGGCTCTGGCCCACCGCGTCCTGAATCTGACCGAACGTCTGCAGCAACTGAGACGCCTGGCCGACCAGGTGCTGCGGGTCGGCCGCACCCGTCGCCGCCGTCGCCCGAGCGTGGTACCGCCCCGCGATCTGCGACTGCGTCACACGCCGGGGCTCCTCGCCCGTGATGTTCACGAAGTGCTCGCGCGGACCGTACTGCTGATACAGGGCCCAGACCTGGTTCAACGGGCGCTCGAGCTGAGCGAGCCACAGCGCGATGCGGTAGCCCGCGATCAGCGACTTGCGGCCCTGGATCGCGTCGGCCTCTCGAGCCGTCCTGCGCTCCACCGCCTGAATCTCTTCGGTCTCGACGGCGCCGACCACGTTGCCGGCCATGCCCATGTAGAAGTTCATGAGCCCGAGATTGCCGTGCTCGACACGAGGCATGTCGAGGAACCCGACGTCGCCCGGTCGGCCACGGATCGTGCAGCCCGGGTACCACTCGCCCTCGCCGGGCATCTCGACGTCGTGCCCCGCGATGATCGTTGGGTTGCCGGTCCACATCATCGTGTTCTCGGCGAAGCGCAGGTGCGCCGTCGCGTGCGACTCGAGGCTGTGGATCATGTCGGGCACGCCACGCGAGTCACGGGCGTACGGCTTGTTCACCTCGAGCCGGACCAGGGAGAACGGGATCTCCCTGTGGTCGTACGGCATGTCCTCGACCTCGAGCTCGGTGTCCGTCTGTGGCTCGACCCAGCGCACGCGCAGCACCGACTCGTCGCCCTCGGTGTCGTAGGCGTAGATCTGCCAGATCTCGTAGATGTCGTTGCCGACGTCGCCTTCCTGCCACTCGTCCATCCGCGACATCTGCTCGTACGTCAGCTCGTCCGTAATGTCGTGCGACGAGCGCCGCGAGTCAGTCATCAACTGCTCGATGTCAACCTTCCAGCCCCTGCTCTGCGCCATCTCCCGCAGCTCGTGCTCGGACCACAGATACCGCTGCGCACACCGGTCAGCCCGCGAGAAGTCCGACAGCATCCCAGGGGGGAAGATGAAATCCTGCTTCGGGATCGACACCAGCCGCGGTGCGTCCCGCAGCACCTGACGACGCTTCACACGCAGCTTCGGCTCGACCGTGCCGCCCGCGAGCCAGGCCATGATGTCGTCGCACGCCTTGGCGTCGAGCTCGTCGTTCGGGTCCAGGTCGAACAAGTCGATCACGCGCAGCTTGACCGCGTCTTCGATCTCGCCCCACACCCGGCGATTGACCGGGTTGATGTCGCTCGTCCCGAACACCGCCTCAAAGTCCGGGTCACGCACACGGCCCTCGGCATCCGGCTGCCCGTTGATCCCGGGCTGCTGCTGCTGGACTCGCGCGCGCTCCTCTTCCGACATGCCGGGCTTGATCACCAGCTTGCCGAGAACTCCAGGGAGCCGGTCACGGCGCACTGTCTCGGGCCCTGGGCGGCTCCTGGCCTCCCAATACACCTTCACGACGCCGTAGCCACCCTCGGCCGCCTCGTCCTCGATGTACGCGTGCTGCTCCTCGAAGTCGGGCATGGAGTTCGTGCCACGCCCACGCAGCAGCGACTCCATCACCATCTCGGCGTCAGCCTTGTGCTCGACCCCGTCCGCGGACATGGGGAGCATCGTGACGACTCGCGGCCTGCCGAACACCGCCGCGTGCAGCGCCGGCTTCAACTTGCCGATCTCGATGTCGCTCAGCGGCAACCATGACTCGCTGGCCCCGCGCCAGGGGCCGGCCCCCGCCAGACGGTCGTCGTGCTGCGCGTACCTCCGCGCGCTCGAGTCCGCCTTCTTGCGCAGGAACTCGTCCATGTCGTCAGCGTCACGCCGGACCTGGGCGATCAGCCGCTTCGTGCGCTCGACACCGGTCTGCTTATCGCGGGGCACTGCGCTCAACTCCACCCACGTCGCTGCCTCCCGGCACTCGGTCTAGCGAGCCGCTCTTCGGCTCTCTCGTGAACCATAGCAGATGCCCGGTCCGCTTCCGACCAGGACCTGTATCGATGCTTCGAGGCCACGATGTACCGGAGCGTGTCGATCGGGTCCTTGCCGGTGTCCGACTGTACCGTCTTGAGCCCCGCCGTCTGCTGCTTGAACTCCTCCCAGACGTTGTTCTTCAACGCCCAGATCAGGTTTCGGCACTTCCGGCTCACGTACAGCGACGGTCGATTCAGCCCGTCCACCGGCCGGTCCCGGTCGTACGTCAGCAGCGTCCGCAAGGCGCTCAGCCCCGTATCGATCTTGTCGTTCGTGTTCGTGTTGAACCGGACGCCGCCCGACTCCCGCACCCGCCGGTTCAGCTCCTCCTCGACCGAACGGCCCTGCGTCGCCGTCAACGGCGTCCGCCCGAAGTTCGGGTCCAAGTCGCGCGCCAACACCCGCCTCGCACCACCCGGCAACCCCTCCTCGACCGCGGCGATCACCCGGATGTAGTCGTCGTAGCCGAGCCCCGCAGCCGACCGCATCTTGTGGAACTCGTCCTTCGGCCACTCATCCACCGCGTACAGCGTCCCGTCCGGGCACATGCACACCCACAGCATGAACCACGGCCGACGATGGTGGGGATCAACCGCCATGAACACGGGATGCGACGTCGGCCGCCCATCCTCGCCCACCAGCGGGTCGAACTCCTCCGGGTCGTAAATGTGCAGCGCCTCGAACTCCGGCAACACCCGACCAAAGACGTGCAGGTAGTCGCCGTTCCTCCGCGCCTCCCGCTCCTCCGGCGGCAAGTCCGACAAATACGCCTCGATCTCCGGCTCGCTCAGCGAAGGGTTGTCGTAGATCGTCCCCTGAATCGCGAACACGTCTCGCCGGTCGCCGCCCAGGTTCCACGCCTTGCTGTGTACCGCGTGGTACAGGTAAACCGACTTCAAGGGCGTCGCGGCAATCAGCTCGCGCCCCCAACCCTCGCCCTGTGACGAAATCAACCCGCGCAGCGCAGCCTCGCGCATGCCCTGCGGCATCGGCTCGCTCTGGTACAGCCCGTCGATCGTCAACCCCTCGAACGGGTTCGTGTCTCCCGCCGAGTTGATGAACTGCCTGTACGACTTGATGACGATCTTGTCGCCGTTCGTCAGGTAGTACCCGGCCGTCGTCCGCCGCCCTGCCGACCCAGGGATCTTCGCGTCGATCAGCGCGCCCAGCCTCGTCTCCAGGTACGGGCAGATGATCTCCTGCGCAACGCTGCTCATGTCCTCGCAGCACGCGACCCACAGCTTCGGCCTCTCGCCAGGTGGCGCCGTCAGTGACCCATCCCAGGGCCTGACTCCCATCGCCCACGAAGCGAACTCCGCGAGCCCATGGAAGTCCTTCCCCCAGCGGTTCCCAGGCTCCAGCAACACCGTCCGGTACTGACGACACTTGCGCCACGGATACTCACCGTGCTTCGGACACGTCATCACCGCGTCCTCCGTGTCAGGCGCATAACCTACCGGCGCCCAACACTCCGGACAGAACAACGCCTTGCACGCCTCGTGGAAGCGAATCGCCCCCTCGTGCGCACGCTCGATCCGGCCCTTGATCGGATGGTTCCAGCCACCGTACAGGTACGCCGGATAACGACTCCCCAACCAGTCCGCCTCGAGCCGAGCCTCCGCGAGCTCAACGAGCTGCTTCGCTCGCCGGTACTCCCCGAGCTGCGCGAGCGTGACGGTCACGTCGTCACAGCCTCGGATCCGCTGTGCGGGCGATCAGGCGGCCGTAGTGCTCGCGCACCACCGGCGAGTCGATGCAGGCCATCGCGCCACTAAGCTCGAGTCGCACTACCACCGCCGGCATCCGCGCGTACTCGGCCTGCGCCACCGCGTCGCGCCACACCGCCGTCCACCCGTCAGCTTCCATCACGCACCTCCTTGTGATCCACCTCACCCCGCGCCAGCTCACTCTTGCGCAGCGTGCGACCACTAGACACCGCCTTCCGTGCCTTACCCGTCAACTCAGCCGCCCGCGGTCCATCCCTCGCGCCCAGCTCCTCCGCCAACCCGTCCAGCCTCTGCACCATCCCCCGCAGCTCCTCCGCGAACCCCTGAGCACTCAACCGGCGCACACCATCCAACGCCGCGTCCGTGCTCCGCTCGTTCGCCAACTGCACCAACTCCATGAACATCCCCTGCGCCTTCACGTCCCCCGTCATCGCAGCCATCGAAGCCGCCGCCATGATCCCCGGGAACCGAGGCGCCACAATCAACCCCATCGTCCAGCCCGTCAACGCGGGCCACACCTCCGGGCTCTGCGACACCTCGAGGTACTCGGCCGGCGAACACCCCGCCGCACCCAGGCACTCCGCCAGCGTCACCCCCTCCGCAACGCTCGCCAACGCCATCGCCAACGCCACCCGACGCACGAACTCCGCCGGACCCTCCACACCGTCACCTGGCGGCGCCAGCATCTCCAGGCTCACCAGCCCCGCCAGGTCCCCCGTGTCCGCCAACGCCCGACGCAGCGCCTCACCCGCACCCACCGGGTCGGGCATCACCACCTCGGCGGCCGGCGACACGCGCTCCATCTACGCCCCCTCGTGCTCCAGCACGTACCACAGCCGACCACCGTCCTCCCCCACGTACAGCCGGTCCGCGTCCCACGCAGCACGCAGAGCCGCGAACTCCGCTTCCTTCCCGTGCTTCTTCATGAAGTCCCGCAGCCCCGCATGCGCCTTACCCACCGCCGCATCCTCGGGCAACTGAACCACCGACATCCCCTCCCGGCTCGTATCCGGATCCCGCGCCAACCGCTCCAGCGCCGTACGCCACAAACCCGTACGACCCTTCCGAACTCCACCAACTCGCTTCATCTTTGCTCCAAAAAAACCGGGGCTGGCCAGCAACTATGGCGGCGTGTCCGCGTGTTATCGCTCGCCTGCACTGACCAACCCCGGCCAGGTTCACAACGGAGTGGGCGATGGCGTCGCCCGGCGGCAGACCCATCCCGCTGGCGTGGTTAGCGCCAAACAGCCTGCCCCCGTGAGCATAACACAACTTCAAACGAAGTGGGCCGCTGACGGCAGATTTTGCGGCATCGGGACGTTTCCCCGCCCGCCCCCCGCCGGCCCCCCGGGGTGGGGGGTCAGACAGACTGGTCTGTTCGGATTGGGCAGGCAGACCGGTCTGTCTGTGCCTCAGCTCGAGGCCGAGTCGGGCCGCCGCGGATCAGGGCCGGGGGTGCGCAGCCTGGCCTGGACCCGACCCGACCCGACCCGACCCGACCCGCTGCAGCCCCAGCCCCCGCACCCCCATGCGAGCCACGCCGAGGTGGGGTAGAACGGGGGCCTGCCACCCCACGCGCGGCCGTGTGTGGGAGTGGTATCGAGTTGATATCACCCCAATTGCGTATCCAAATGACGAATAGACACACAGGGCCGTGCCGGCCCCGGACGCTGCGACGCATCTTCGGGGGGGACGCGCTCGAGCGGAACACGACGACTCGGGCGGCCTGCGACTGCGAGCCACAGTGCATCCGCGGGCGGCACGCGATCGTGGTCTCGCCGGGTGCTCGGGCCTGGCTAGGGGTCACGGTGCGGGACGCAGAGCGGGCAGTCCGTCGGTGGCACGAGCGTATCGGCTGGCTCGAGCGTTGGTGGGACGCTTACGAGACGGACGAGGATTGGGAGCGGGTCGTACGGGGCGGGCCAAAGGGCTGGCGGGTTGAGCTGGCTGGGTACTGGATTTACCTGCGCCGTCGACGCGCGGCCGCGTACCACGGCAAGCCATACCGGCAGCAGAGCCTAAACGGGCTCAGAAAGGGCATTTGAGGGCCATCTAGAACGTTTGTGGTACTTGTGGACACATAGCGTGAGGCTATGTGTGCGATATCGGGCCAGAAAGGTGGCCTGCGGGGCGATCGGTCTACAAAGCCCACAAATCCACGAATCGCCTCCGCTGTCATACAATGGTGCGATCCCTATCCCCTCTCAGGAAGGGCCCGAAGTGCCTTTGTGGTACTTGTAGACAAAAGGGGTTGAAAGGGGGGCTGAGATGCCGAATAGGGTGTCTACAAACGTGTCTACAAGTCTACAAGACCCACAAGACCCACAAAGGCGGAGCGATGGGTCGCGTTTGCAATGTCCACAAGTAACAGAACGCCCACACCGATGGGTCGCGTTTGGCATGTGATCCCATCGACGTGTGGAAAGCCTACACACCCGTGTGGGATTTGTAGGCACCTGCGATCGGGCTACTCAGGGGTCGGAATACCCCACCGCACGCAAACCGCGCCCATTTTTGTGGGATTTGTGCTCATGTCCGGTATGGACAGCCCCGATAAGTGGGTGTATACATAGGGGGCGTCGGGGGGTTCCCGGCGCTTGAACGCACGACGGAGATAGGTTTGAAGATCGAAAACGGGACGTACAAAGTCCGGATGACCCGGGTGGAGCAGGTCGACGGCAACCCCTGGATGCTCGACTGGGTTGACGCGGACCATTGGTACGTGATGCTCGGATCCGACTCGGGGGTGTCCGACATGGAGCTGCATTTCAGCAAGGGCAAGGGCCACAACGGCGAGCCACCCACACTGGACGAGGTGCTCGACTGCCTGCGCATGGACGCACGGGGCGCGGAGGCGGCTGAGTCGTTCGAGGACTGGGCCGCCGATACCGGCCACAACCCCGACAGCCGCAAGGCCGAGCGCCTCTACCGGCACATTCTTTCGCAGTCCGCGCGCCTGGCCGCGTTGATGGGTGCGGGGTGGGACGCGTGGCTGAACGAGGAGGTGGCGCCGTGAGAGAGATCCGGAAGTGGGCCCCGAAGCACCCGACCAAGGTCCCGGGGGTCGGGACTGTAAGCGTGGACAGCCCCGCGCTGGTGACGGTGGACGTGGTCCTGCCGTCCGGCAAGGTCGAGATCCGGACCCAAGCGGGTGGGATCTACGCGGTCGATCCTGCCGAGGTGATCTAGCCCTCGGACCGCCGGCCCTGCTGCATGGCGGGGTCGCTGGCCCGGGTGCTGGACTGGCCCGCGGACCCTGGAACCCCACAACGGAGACAGAACCAATGCGCATTCCCTATCCCTGCAAGCCGCAAGCCGTGGCCGCGAAAAGTCCCGGCCGGTACGCGTTCAGCATGCCGCACTACCTGCCCGAGCTGAATGGCGACGGTCGGCCGGTCGTGTCGGCCACCGACGGCCATATGCTGGTCGTCTTGCCCGTGCCGCTCGACGACGGCGACGGGTTCAACGGCCGGACCGTGCCCCTGCCGGCGGATGTGTTGAAGACGGCGTGCAAGAAGGCCGAGCCCCGGATCAAGCTCCACGACGTGGACCCGGACATGAAGCTCGAGGTCGGCCCGTTGACGGTCACGACCGACGCAGGCGGCGAGTATCCGGACGTCGGGGCGGTGTCCCGGGACTGCAACCCGTCGAACCCACCGAAGGGTGTCCGGGTCAGGCTGAATGCGCGCAAGCTGGCCCGCCTGGCTGATGCGCTTGGGACGCACGACGTGGAGATCGTGCTGCCCGAGCCGCGTAAGTGGAACGGATCGGTCCAGGTGTCCGACGCGATCTTGGTCTTGCCTGGCGCAGACGCACCGGCGCCGGATGCGTTCGGCCTGTTGATGCCGATTGCCCGCTAGGCGCCCGCAGAAAGCAAAGGAGAACATGGCGTGCATATCACCGGACGGCGCTGGTTTCAGCGCACCTACGGCAACACCTACCATTCGGTCACGATCCACAAGGACGATGGCACGACCGAGGACTCGGGCATCCACTACGGATACGGAGACCAGCACCTCCAGACCGCGGCGAGCATGCTCGGTATCGACTACACCGGCACCCGCGCACTGCGCGAGGAGCACGGGATCACCTGGGACGTGACGGACGTCGCGCGGAAGAGGGATTTGTGATGGATGCGGAACGCAAGGAAGCGCAACGTCTGCGCCGGACGCAAATCGAGCGAGACGCGAAGATCGACGGCCTTCGGTTCGCCCTGGACTGGGCCGAGGAGCAAGGTGTGGACACGATGCACCCGGACAACCCGTTCGCATGGATCCGGAACGAGCTGCACCGCATGGGTGAGATCGAGGAGCCGACCCGGTTCCCGACCGTGGCGGAAAGGGGGACCTGGTGACCCACGACACTGCAGCAGTCACGGTCCGGCTGCACGCCCGGCACCTGGCGCAGATCGACCGAGCGCCGGGCAGCAGTCGCAGCGAGCGGCTACGGGCGTGCCTGGACAAGCTGGCCAGCCTGGATCGGTGCGTGTTGGAGCCGGTGCCGGTGCCGGTGCCGGCGGTCCGGCGCGGGCGACACGTGCCCCGCAGCTAACCCACCCCATCCAGCCTCACCTTGCGCCGGCTCCCGACGCCATCGGACACGATGCGAACGGAGCT